TCATCACCTATTCTGAAGTTACCTGATTGGTCCGTACTCGTATAGAGAACTAATCCACCATCTTCAGTAAGAACTTCGTTTGCTTGAACTGTGACACCACCTCGTTTTGGTGTTGCCATCGTAATAGTGTTTCCAGCTCCAACATATTCAAATGTATGTGAACTAGCAACAATTCTACTACCGTGAGCAAAATAGGCGGTAGAACCAACACCCACAGTATTCAATAAATTAGTGTCAAGAGTTAATGTAGTAATTCCAGATATAACTGGAGTTGAACTATTTATTTTATAATAGATTGGTGCCATGCTTGCGGTTGCTGCGGCATTAGAACCACTTCCACCACTAATAGTAACATCAGGAGTTTCTGTATACTGACTTCCACTACTAATAATAGTAATAGAGTCAACAGTTTCATTTTCTACTGTTGCATATGCGGTGCATGTTTCTCCACTTGGTCCACCAGGATCATCAACAGTGACTGTAGGTGTAGAAGTATATCCACTACCTTTATTAGTCATAGTAATTGTTTGAACCTGTTGATATAAAGTATCAAAATAAACTAACTGACCATCATAAGGTCTATCTACATCAATCTTTGCTGTTCCTGCAGTAGCACCAGCACCTGCATAATAATGTGCTACTGTCGATATACCAAGGTTAACTTTAAATTTGGTAGTAGAAGGAAGTCCCTCAACATCAAAAATATAAGGTGTTTTTTCTGGATAAGTTTTACCACCATAATCACAAGTAAATCCTATACCAGATAAAGTAACTCCCATTAAATACAGAAACTAATTGGGCAAATCCATTATTAGTAACAGCAACACCAACTCCACCTTGATTGTATTGAGTGAAAGCATCAACGTTCATTGCTTTCAATGATCTTGCTTGATCTCCATCAATGTATATTCCAGTTCCTGTTGTAGTATCACTTGTGCAATTCTGAATATAAGGTCCTTTCCATTTACCACCACCTACATTTTCTGCAATAGTATCTCCTGTGGGGAATCCAACAGCAGCAGCAGGTGCCTGATGATGAGCCATAGTCATATTCGCCAACTTACTTCCTTTTCTTACATGGAAGATATCTTTCGTTGGAGTATCTGGACTTACAATTACCGTTCTTTGATCATCACCAACAACTGAAACATATGCAGGAACTTCGATAGGATTATCTTCTGCATAATTTCCAGAAAGAACTTTAACAGTAGTTCCTGATGAAGCAGCACCAACTGCAGCAGAAATTGTTAAGAATGCGTTGTCAATAGATGTACCGTTATTCGTATCTGCTCCATCCTTAGCAACATAATAAACATTTGGTGCAGAGTTAATACCAGTTGCAGTAGCAGCAATAGAAACATTATCACCAATAGTAATACTGGAATTTGTAATTAAAACATCTTCATCACCAATATTAATTTTATTATTAACACCATCGATTGTAACAGATCCAGAACCTACAGTAAGAACACCAACAATTCTGGTATCACCATGTATTAAAACACTAGTTCCAGCAGCTCCTGGATTACCAACAACTAATGCATGTCGGCGGTTTGTAGTTCCTATTCCAATACCGCCAGCAGTTACATTAATACCATCTTGGAATGTGCTAATACCAGTAGAATCTACATGGGTTACATCATTAAAATGAATAGTTCCTAAACCAGTAACACTACCAGTAAAGAATCCATCCCCTTGAACATATAATGCATAATCTGCTTTTGCTCCTGTAGTTCCAATACCTACATTTTTAGTAGTGCTAATACCAATAACAGTGGTAGAACCAATAGCAAGCCCAGATGTCCAAGTTCCTGCAGCACCTGCTGTATTAACTGTTGAGAATTTAAATTTCTTATGAAGAGGATATCCAGTTTGAGCTACAGCAACCTGAAGATACATTCCATCATATGCATCCAAATTAGTAGCAATACCAGTTATATCATCCAAGTACTGAAGATTTACAGCACCACCTCCACCGATGGATGCCATTTGGGTTTGAATTCTATTAACAAATAATCTATAGTGGTTGGAAAGATCCTGTAAGGTTGCAAACTTTTGATCCAAAGGTGCAAGAGGATCTTTGGATACACCAAGATCAGTATAAGTTGGAGGACTATCAGTAAGATCTTCTTTTAAGAAATTCTGAGACTCTTGAAGATCTTCAATAATTCTATAAAGTTCTCTAATATTAGTAGATGTCTCTCCATATTTTTCATCTAATGAAGATAGGTCTTTTCTTAATCCTTCAACATCTTTATCATAATATTTTACTTCAGGAAGTTCAGTAATCTCCTTTTGTAATTGATCAAAATAATCTCTAAGAGATCCTGTAATAACATTTTGAGATTCAATATTTTTCTCATTAAATTCCTTTATCTTTTCATTAACATTCTGTTTTAATACATTATATTCACCAAGTATCTGCTTTCTTAATTTTCTATCATCATCTTTAAATTCCCTATGATGACCTGTAATCTGTAAAGCAGCTTCCTTTAATTCGTCATATATTTTATCTGTAACTTCTTTTATATTATCCCTTATTTCTTCTTTTGTTTCTTCTATATTTTTTCTAACACCTTCAATTTCAACACCAGTTTCAAATTGTTTAGTACTTATTGATTCTGTAATCTGTTCAACTTCACATTTTAATCTATCCTTAACCGTATGTAATGCATCATCAACCTTCGTGACATTCTCATCTAATACACTAAAAGTTCTACCAACCCATGAAAGGTCTGGAAGACTATCTTCATTAACCCAGTCAGGTAAACGAGGAATATCAGACTTTACCTGATCAATTTGTTCACATATTGCTGCTATTTCAGAATCATAATATTTTACTTCCGGTAAATTAGTTACATCAGTTTGAAGACTATCCAGTCTATCCTCAATTACCGTTACTTGTTCATCATAATATTTTGGTTCAGGTAATTTTCTTATTTCTTCTCTTACTAAATCAATTTGTTCACATATTGCTTCTACTTCTCCATCATAACTTTTTTGTTCTGGTATTTCTGGAACTTCAGGAATACTCTTTCTAAGTTCTATAAGTTCTTCTGAAAGTAACCTTAATTCTTCATCGTAGCATTTAATTTCAGGAATATTTGGAATATCCCTTCTTACATCACTAATAAGACGTAATACTTCTGTAAGGTCACCTGCAGTTGTTTCTAATACAGGTTCTTCTATTTTTTCTTCTTCTATTACTTCTTCTTCTTTTTCAATATATTCTTCTATTGACGGCAATTCCTCAGAGTTCTCTTCTTCGAGAAAATCATTAATAGAGGGTAGATTTTCAATATTGTCGTCAGACATGTTACAATTTATTAGTAGTTATTACTTTGGGATTTTTCTCCCAATTTTATTTAGACGAACTACTAAGGTCACTTTCTTTTATCATCTTTGCAAGTTCTGCAGTTGATCCCACAAAAAGTGCATTATTAACTGTATTTGGTCCTTTTGGTTTTGTCTCTTCTTCTACATCCTTCAATTTCTTTTGAAGATCCATTAATTTATCAGTTGCATCTGAAACACTTTTAATTAATTGTCCTGCAACTTCATATGCTCTAGGCATTTCACTTTCTTGAGCAAGCTCAAGAATTCCATTTATTGCTTCCTGTCCCTTTTCTATAATACTATAAAGATTACCTCTTGTATATTCATAATCTTTAGTAATATCATCTTGAGTAAGTCGAGGAGGTTTTTGAATCCCCACAGGTGCGGGTTCCTCTACCACAACATCAGTAGGGGTAATATTGAATGCTTTATCTAATTGCTTACTCATGCATAAGACCCATCAAATCCAAAATTATCACCCACTTCAATAAGATCATCATCTGCACTAGTTATCTTACCAACATCCGCACCTTTAACATGAGTCGCTGCTGTAGTACCATCTTGTCCACGCAGAACTGTTATTTCATTACCATTAATCTTATCAACATACATGGATTCATTATCAACAACAATATACTTATCAACAGTTAGTGCAGTTCCATCATCAACAGTGATTGTTGCATCTCCCAGACTTATATCGTTAGCAAGGTTAGTGGCAACCACTCCATCATAATTCTTCGTTGCTCTTGGAGTAACAGAATAAGTAACATCTCTTCCTCCAGTTCTTGCAGTAGTTCCAGAAGAATCGGCAGCAATATATCCAATAGAAACCTTTTTGATAATATCGTCGGCAGCAGAGGAAACTGGACCAAATAGATATGTCTTCGCACTAAATCTTAAAGTATAAAGTAATACTCTTCTTGTACTAAAATCTCCTTCATATTGATCATCCATCGTAATATTTTCTAATACAACAGGAATATCTCTCTTTTCTCCTATAGATTCTACTAAATCAACTGTTAATGCGTATTGAGGTTGAAAATAAGGTAGAATTTGTTCTGTAATTTGCAATGCATCATCATTTAATTTACACATAAGACTCAACTCAAATTGCATATTATATGGAACAGGCATATATACTTTCTTTTGAGTAGACTTAGAACTACTTTGACCAGAAATAAAAGTCTGAGTAGTAGTTACTTTTCTAGTAGGATCATATGTCATTCCAATAAATTCAAATGACATTCTGGGCAATGTAATTTGAACGGATTTATTCAGATCTGGAGACTGTTCTAACCTTGCTAAAAACTTTTGAGTAGGACCATACGCCAAAGGAACTTTAATGACACTAGTAGTGTCATCATTGCTATCTTTATGTTTAATGCTAATTCCATTAAACAAAGTACCAAAAGCAATAATGGTTTTTCTTATAATTTCGTGATAAAAATACTCAAACATTATTCAACACTTTTATTAGCTCTATTTATGGATCACCAAATGGGTTCTTCTTAGAGAAGTCCAATATATCATCCCCAGCAACTTCAATATTATCATTATCTGTATATGGATCTACTATATTATCAGTGTTTATAACTCTAACTTCTCTAGTTGCATTCGTTCCAACAATATCTTCTCCCTTTGTCCAAGTACCATCAACAATCTTAATTTCCAATATTCCAGTAGATTTATCCCAACTATTAACAACACCTGTTGTACTACTTGCTGAACCAGTAACTGTTTCTCCAACATCATAATCACCAAAAGCACTAGTATCAGGAGCAGCAATTGTGATAGTAGGACTATCTCCAACAGTGTATCCAATACCAGCATCCTTCCATCTAATAGCAGTTACAATACCTGCTGTACTAATAACTGCCCTAGCAGTAGCAGTAGTACCTACTCCAGGACCAGCAATCGTCACTATTGGTTCTGTAACGTACCCAGAACCACCTTCACTAACTGTAACGATTCCAAGGGTGCCATCTGCTATTTCACTTGTTGCAGCAGCACCCACCCCTGTCTTATGAATGAATCCAATACCAGGTGCAACAGTATATCCATAACCAGGATTTCTTATTTCAACACCTTGAACCTTAGTATCTAATACACCATCACAATTAATAGTATTATCAATTAAAGTAGCAATTCCAATTGCATTTACTCCCCCAGAAGGTGCGGAAGAAATAGCAACTCTTGGCGGATACTGAATAGAAGTAGAGGTAACATAATTATATCCTCTATTTGAAAGAGTAACTTTTCTCAATCCACCTTCGGTAACAATTCCAGTAATAGCAGTTGCCTGTATTGCATCTGTTACTAAAGTAAGAGTTTGAATATATCCCTTATCAATTACAGTATCATCAATATCATCAACACCAACATCAACAACCTCATCCTCATAACGGAAGAGTTCACATCTTAGTTCATAAACATAATTTTTCTGGAGTTGATAGAATGGTTTTTCATGCTCAACATACTTAATTTCAAAAAGTCTATCTCCCAATGGGAAATATATCAAATCACCTTCCTTGGGTCTAGTAGATAATTCAATATTAGGTATATTCTTAATAAGAGGTGAAATATAATTAGCAAATCTTTCTTGAGAAATAATCAAGTTTAAATCATCCAACTCCTGAATTCCAAACTTAGATAATAAAGTTCCTACCCCTTCATATCCCTCATAAGTATCTACATATGCTTCTATTGGATAGGCATTATTAAAGGAAGATTCTATTACTTCTTTTATTACTGTATTCTTGGTTACGTACTGCCTAGGTAGATAAAATATCTCTACACCATACATCCGTAATTGTTCATTAATTAAATCCTGAACAAGATTTTGTTCACTAGTTGCACCTTGCTGAAAATAAGGATTAAGAGCCATGGCACTAACCTACCATGTCTAAAGGTGGCAACTCATATGTACTAGACATTCTCTCCAATAACATATCAATATCTCTCTGACCATCATCATAAATTTGTCTTCCATTAAGTTCTATTCCCCCAGGAAGTTTTACTCCACCAAACTTAAGTAAATTTTGACCCCACTGCCTCTTCATTAAAGCGGTAGCATACATCTTTAAGAATTGATCATTCCATACTCTTTCAAAATCATTTGGATCTAAAAGTCTATAACAATCCATTACCAACCAATCACCTTCTGTCAAACTCCCCCAATCCAAATCCAAATAAAGTCTATCTTGTCTCTTATTAAATCTAATTTGTTTCTCAGTAGTCAAAAGAAAATTAATATCTTCCAAATATGTTTTAGTCATTGCATAACTTAAAAGTTCCGTAGAACCCCAATAATAAATATCATTCAAAAATAACTGGTACTTAACACTAAACATATTGTTAGTGATAGTATTACTACCGTCAAAGTGGAAGATTTTTGTTACACCCAAAACTGAAGGGGGAACTTGTAAAAAATTGTTATTTTCTTCCCAATTAAAAGATGATGTTATACCAACAGTAGATGTTGCAGTAGTAGTTGTTATTCCTACAGGATCTGTTGCACCAGGACCCTTTCCTCTATCAATATCTGCTTGTGTAACTTTATATTTTAAATATGTTTGGGTAGCTCCATCAAAAGTTCTCTCTTGATACATTTGAAGGGCATCATCAATTAAATCCTCGCATTGCTCTGAGGCAAGGTTAATCTCCAATACAGGAGCACCTAACTGCCGTAAACAATA